ACTCGCCCGATTCCTCGATGAATGAGCATTGGGCTGTTTTCCACGAATACGAATCTGGGTCGAACTTCGCTAACCACCCTCGCCATGTGATACCACATTGAGGAGCTTTTTCCATCAAGCCCTGCGCCTCGTCCAGCGATGGAAATGTCCGTACAGGGAAAGCCGCCAGATACGACATCAACAATTCCTCGCCAAGGCTTGCCGTCAAAGGTTTGTACGTCATCCCAAATCGGGAAAGTCGGGAGAAGTCCGTCATTTTGTCGGGCGCACAATACGCTTGCTGGGTAGGCTTCCCATTCAACGGCGCAGACTGTTTGCCATCCGAGAAGTTTTCCCCCAAGTATTCCTCCACCAGCGCCTGCGAAAAGAGCCAGCTCATTCATGATGCCTCAAAGCCGTGCGCCATGCCTCACGCTGGATTTTGCTAAGGTTTTCCCCAGCCTGTTCTTTTTGCTGCAAAACCTTTGCCCATTGCTTTTGGTCTTGGTTGGTTGATGAAAGTTGACGCAAATTCTGTATTACTTCCCTTTTTTCTGCTTCAGTAAATTTAATTGGCGGTAGGTTGTCAGTTTGTTTTGAGTTGGTTTTGTAGAAAAGGCTTTCTGTAATCTGCGGCCATTTATGTGGGTCTTCCCATGCATGGGCTGAACACAAGCGGCTTCCACGGTCAACTGACCAGCGGTTTGGGCAACGATGCGCCTGACACATAAGGTGGTCAAGATTGTCTTGCGGCTCGTCTTTTCTGAAATTAGTTATTGCCATGATATTTCCCTTCAATGATTTTTGCAAAATTGGTTGGTTTCAAAATCCACTCAAGGTCGGCAGTGAATGCCCGACCATCCTTGCTGTTGACTTTGCCAGTTAGGAATTTACTTTTGCCAATGTGCTGGAAAAAATCACCCCACCAGTTCAAGACATTTGCAATCTCGATGGGCTTTTCCTGCGCCAGCTCTTCAGCCACCTCCCGCCATCTTTGCCGTAAATAACCCTGCCTGGTTGCATTCCAGACCTCAACCCTGCGTAAGGTTGGCAAGTGCTGGTGGTACAACTCAATGACCCCTTGATGTTGGCAAGCTGGTATTTTTGAAGCCATCATTGCCTCAAGTTCGCCGTCAGGCGGACATATATATGTATTTACTTGGTTATTGGTTATTGGTTCTTGGTTAGCATCAAAAACAGGTGCATCCGCAATGCGTTCGGTATGCGTTCGCATTGCTTTCGCATTCTTCCATCGTGCGTTTGCACTTTCTGATGCCTTACCACTCTTTTCATGGTATCTGGCAATTTCCTTGTCACACCTGTTGTGCCGCCACCCATCTTCATGCAAAACAAAGAAATGGCGCAGTATCAAACGCACGGTTTTTTCATCCGAACGCATAGCAAACGCAATGCTTTCGCAATCGTCTTGTAGTGGCTTTTCGTCAAGGTAATACCGCCAGAGCATCCTTAGATAAACGCCCATTTGGTCGTTGCTAAGGTGTCCTGTGTCTTTCAGGAAGTCACCAATGTGGTGCGTGTAGTAGTGCATCTAAACCTCACGTTGTCGGTTGTCGTTACTGAAAAGAAGCCTCGGCAGGACGGTAACGAATCGTCTTTTCCCCCGCTAAAGGTAGCCGTGCCTCAACTATAAATCAATAACAGTTGGTGTTGCAATTATTTCCATAGCAACAGGTGGTGCAAGTGACATACCTTCCATTGGCATAGTAGGTATGTGTTGAGCAAGCCGCCCAGACCATTGTGGTGCTTGCCGCAAACCAAATTGCAATCAGTGCTTTTTTCATGTTTCCTCCGTTAAAAACCAATCAGGCTTCAAGTCCTTGAGCTGGCGCAAACGCAACTCAGGGATTTGTGCCTTCCACTGGCAGACCGCAGGCTTGCTGATGCCCAAAAGTCTCGCAAGCTCACTCTGTGACCCTGCCAATTTGATAAGCTGTTCTTTTGTCATTGCTAAATTTTAACTTGGATTAACTTAAAAGCAACACTAGGGAAAGTCCCTATAAAAAACCCTTTACAGGCGGTTAACTTTACTTAATAATTCACCCATGCCCCAGCAATTCCGCACAGGGTCTTTTAGGAGTAAATATGAAACACATCGAAACGCTACCGTACAACGATGCCCGAATCATGGTCGATACCGGCCTTGAACATCTGGCAATTGAATATGTTGATTTGGCATCTACCGTTGATTGCTACTTTTGCCCTGTCAGCGGCAACTTATGGCATTGCTACCTTGGTCAACATGACCTTTACAACGTGCTTGCGCCAGCAGTTATTGCCGAATTGGAACGTGAATTTGCCCCTCTCAGCCACTATGAAAGACACGACTATGTTTGATATTGAACATTACAAAAAACCCCGTGATTGGGCGCAAATTGCCCTCTGGGTTGTTTCTCTTACCGCCATTGTGGTGGTGTTGCTTGACTTGTTTATTTGGAGGCCTTGAATGACTGCTGACGAAATTATTGACAACATCAAAACGGTTGCTGACCTGCAATATGCCAATGAACCAGCTCAAGACCGATTGGCTTACCACGTTGGCCTTTTGCAAGGCCACTTGCGTAGATATATTTACACCACAGAAACAGCACAGGCTTATATCAAAGAACTTGAAACCAAACTTATCGCAAAGGACTCAGAATGAAACACATCGCCACCGCACTGGTCAAGGCTCAAAAAGCCTTTGGCCCTGCCCTAAAATCTTCCACCAACCCGCATTTCAAGTCACGTTACGCTGACCTTGCCGCCTGTGTTGAAGCAGTCATCCAAGGGCTGAATGACAACGGCATTGCCCTGATTCAAAAGAACTACGACTGCACCGATGGGGTTATGGTTGAAACCGTATTCCTGCACGAATCAGGCGAAATGCTCGAGTGTGGCATCCTGCACGTTCCAGCCGCCAAGCAAGACCCGCAAGGGTTTGGTTCTGCCCTGACTTATGCCAGGCGGTACAGCCTGATGGCGGCTTGCGGTATTGCACCTGAAGACGATGATGGCAATGCAGGGTCACGCCGCACCGAAATCAAGTCCGAGGTCAACGAACACCAAATGGCTGACCTGTTGGCTGCAATGGATGAGGTCAACACACTCAAAGAGCTGCAAGAAACCTACAAGGAGGCGTACAAGGCCACCAAAGGCGAGCAGGCATGGCAGGCTAAGGTCATCGCCAAAAAGGACGCTAAAAAGGCTTTGCTGGAAGGGGCAAAATAATGGACCAAGGCACAACAGAATGGTTTGCGGCCAGATGTGGCCGAGTGACGGCTTCAAGGGTTGCGGATATCATCGCCAAGACCAAGACGGGATACAGCACCAGCAGGGACAATTATTTGGCGCAACTGGTCTGTGAACGCATGACAGGCAAACCAGCAGAGTCTTACAGCAACTCAGCCATGCAGTGGGGCACAGATATCGAACCCTTTGCAAGGGCTGCTTACGAGGCCAAGGTGGACATTTTGGTTACCGAGGTAGGGTTCATTACTCACCCCCGCATTGAGATGTCTGGTGCGTCGCCTGATGGCTTGGCGGGTGATGGTTTGGTGGAAATCAAATGCCCCAACACAGCCACGCACATTGCAACTTTGCTTGACCAAAAAGTGCCAGAAAAATACATCACGCAAATGATGTGGCAAATGGCCTGCACAGAACGCCCGTGGTGCGACTTTGTATCCTTTGACCCACGGATGCCAGAAAAATACCAACTATTCATAAAACGCATCAACTTTGACAAACAACTGGTTGATTCGCTTGAGAATTCAGTCATCCAGTTCTTGGGTGATGTAGACCTGAAAATCCAACAACTTGAAAGCCTTGCATGAAAAAGATTAAAGACATCACCGTGGTTACTGGCTCATACATCAACAAAATGGGCGAGGAAAAGAAACGCTATCAAAACATCGGGTCGGTGTTTGAAGATAACGGCAACCTTAAAATCAAGCTGGATGTGATACCCCTGCCCAAAGGCGGCTGGGACGGATGGGCAAACTGTTACGACCTCAAGCCAACGCAACAGCCAAAGGAGTTTGACGATGACACTTCAGCAATCCCATTTTAAACGGGCACGGTCTCTTGACCCAGCCACCAGCCACGCCGCCGCAGACCAAGCGCAAGATTTGGCTCGGCAGCACTTTGACTTGATCGTGGGTTGCCTCCAGCGTTTTGGCGCACGGGGCAAAGACGGAATTGCTGAATTGACTGGGCTGGATGGTCATCAAGTCGCAAGGCGGTTGCCTGAGTTAGCCAAGATCGGTTTGGTGGAGTTAACTGGTCGGGTCACCAAGTCCAAGTCAGGCAGGGCAGAACGTGAATGGCGGTTTGTGCCTGTTCAGCGGGAATTGATATGACTGAAGAAAAATCCCTGCAAGCCCTGCATAACGAGAATGAACGGCTCAGTCTGTACACCGACTTAAATCCGTATCGCTCGCTAGTCATTGAAGAAGTCGCACAGCACATTGAGAAGCTGACAGGCTTTGGTCAGGACACCATTAGCAGTTTTGCCATCTACATCAGGGAAATGAAAAATGAGCATCAGAGAAACAACAGTCAAGTACATCAAAGACATTTTGCGACCAAGAACGATACATGAAATTATTGCCACTGAGATACGGGAAGCACACCTGCGCAAGCTGGAAGCTGAGACTGCGGCTGAGTATGCAAATGCGGCTATTCAATACAACGAACAACGGATTGCACGGCTGATGGCAAGACTGACTGAACACACAGAGGAGGGAGATTACACATGACACAAGATGAAATCATTGAGATGGCTATACAGGCAGGTGCTTCACCTGACGAAAATAAGATTTGGCTTATGTATGCAGAAGAAATTGAAGCCTTTGCCAAACT